TGATTTGATAACCAATCTGCGGGGTAAGCGAATTAGCACAGTACCATTGTGGTATATAGTGTGCAAGGCTGCCCCAAGCGACGTCAAGTTATTATCGCATGGTGTTAGTAAGCATGTTTTAGACCTTCTGGCCTGCCACTATAATCTGGACGTTCAAATAGATGGATTGCCCTCTGGAATTGAATTGATTGGCGTTGTTGGCGGAGAACGCTTCACCATTAATTGGGAGAACGCACATTTCTTTTATAAACGCAAGCGGGCGCCTTTGACGATTACTGGCTCATCAAGGGCATTCAATAGCGCGACACGTACGAGTAATCGCGTGATAAAGGCTCTGGAGAAGAACCCGCTGATCACTTTCAAGGACTGGGTCCCCGAGTTACAACGTGCAGATCTGTACTTGAGATGCTTAATTGACGGCTCAGTCGGTACACTTTGGCGAAATCCTGTGAACCGTAGTGAATTGATGGGCTGGGATGCAATCATGAAAGCACAGAGTCAACTCATTCGAAGTGGTGCTCGCAAGCTCAAAATATCAGTCATTCTAGGGGATCCTGGTTGCGGTAAGTCAAGGCCTGTGGCTTTAACCTTGGCAGACAAGTCAATGCACAAAGAGAATGCGTTCCAAGTAGCGTTGCCCACCACGATTCAGCGCGCTGATTGGGCTGGGAAAATGGGCATGCGAGTTAAAGACAAAGAGACAAAATCCGCAACCCCGGAGGCCTATTGTTGCACACTAGAGGTGGCTATGGCTAGAACCGGTGGTGGAACAGTGCTCATTCTTGACGAGGCTAAGTACCCACCTGGCTATATACCTTTCATGGCTTTGCTTAAACCACAAGTGACTCATGTAGTTTTCTTGGCAGACATCTTCCAAGGCAGGTGGCATCAACCGACAGGTGACTGTATCCTCAATGAGAGCGAGGATGAGCTTGAGTTGTATCGAAGGTACGCCAGTCATTACATCATTGGCACTCAACGTTTTGGACCATCACTAGGTAACTTGTTCTGTACGCCTACGCGATATCATTACCCCTTTGAGGGTTTAAGATTCGCAGACACTGCAATAACCGTGTGGCAAGACTTAAGACATGTCTATCCGGACGCACCGGACGCTACCCTTGAGGATTGGTGGTCCGAACACTCCGTGTTGGAAGCAACCAAGACTCGAGTTGACGCAGCCGATGCTTTAAACCAAACGGATACCATAACCATGTCAGGTTCTCAAGGGTTGACTAAGAAGATCACCATCTTGAGTGTAACCCGAACTGTCATGAATCTAGTCGGTCCAGAGATACTGTGGGTGGCGGTTTCTAGGTCGCCGAGGCTAGTCATACACTTGGTTGAAGACATCACAAGAGATTGTAACGCACAACTGCGGACACTTTTGAGTTTGCGGAGTCAATGGATACGAGGCACTTCGTTACACATAAAGCCAGAGCATCGTATAAATTTCCGGAATGTCATGGGTGGATTACCTAGAGACGCTAAAATTGTATTAGCTTTCGATCTAGCTGATTGTAACAACTGGGATGATGTTAAGACCTCATTCCCGAGGGTGGACGGCTACATCAAAGATGACAAGGTTATTTACCTAGGGGCCGGGCTTAAGGTTTACCGACAATTGGATCCTAGTGAGGACGCTTACAAAGAAAGTGCATTCACAGGTACGTTTGCCCAAGGCTTCAGAACTGAAGTTGTCAAGTCCATAAAACCCGAGGTCATCGAAGCGCCCGATGAAAAGATTAGAACTTCAATTCCTAAGTCCTTTCGCCAAGACATGAGAGAGTATTTCCGAGCAGGCCTGGTCGAGCGTTACCA